TTTCTTACCATCTGTAATGATTAACTTTAATAATGGAGTTCCTGCACCTGAAGAAAGACAAACAATTGAAGATTTAGTTCAGGCTAAGTTTACTGGTACTGATAATGCTGGTAGATTTATGTTATCATTTAATGATGACCCTTTACTAAAACCTACATTAGATATAATTGATATCTCAAACTTACATGAAAAGTATCAGTATGTTGCTGAGTATATACAAGATAGAATCTTAGTTGCACATAGAGTAACATCACCTTTACTATTCGGTATTCGTACTGCAAGTAATGGTTTCTCTTCTCAATCAGAAGAAATGAAAACTGCTTTCTCTATCATGCAAACAATGACAATAGGACCATTTCAAAATCTAATCTTAAATGCGTTAGATGAAGTATTGAATGATGGTGGTTACACAAATACTGAATTATACTTTGAACAATTAACTCCATTAGTAATTCTTTCTCAACAAGCAGAAGAAACTGGTAAGACAGTTGCACAGGTAGAAGATGATACTAATAAAGCAATGGAAAACCCTGCAACAACAGATGATGGAGCTGACCAAACAATTGACTCAGCACCAGTAGAACAATCATCAGAACGATATACAAGATTCTCTGAACCATTCTTTAAACAAAATTACGAATAAAACTATGGCGTACGCACTATTCATAACTAGAAACGATATCATTAAGAACTCTCCATTACAAGGAGCACTTGATGCAGATGCTTTATTACCATTCGTAAGAACAGCACAAGATAAGTACTTAAAGAATTTATTAGGAACTGTCCTATTCTTTTATCTTCAAGAAAAGATATTAGATAATACTGTCAGTACTTTATCTGAATATTATCAAGACCTTTTGGATGATTATGTTAAGAACACATTGATATGGTATGCTTGTGTGGAATACATCCCCTTCAGCAGTGTCCAATTCAAATCTAATGGTTCTGTTAAACAAGCATCAGACCAGGGAACAGCACCCTCTAAAAGTGAAATAGATTACCTTTTAAGTAAAGCACTTAATAATGCTGATTATTATGCATTACGTTTACAAAACTATTTAATCGCATATTCAAACAACATACCTCAATATCTTCAATCAGTTGGGAATCAAACACAGATTTATCCTGACCAATCGAATCAATATTTTGGCGGTATTCAACTTTAATAACTTATGGCAGCAATAGTACATAATACAGGTACCAATTTTACTCTTTATTACAACGTATTAAATTACTTTAAAACTATCATGTCCAATCACCCATCGGTGGAAGTAGTGACACAAGGTAGTATGAATGATTTTGATACGAAGGAATATCCAGCATATCCAGTTGCCAACATAACAATATTAAGTGCTAATTTTAGTGAGAACACAACTGATTTTGAAATTCAATTGACAGTTGCCGATAAAATTAAAAACTTAAATAACGAATCAGCAGATAGAACCAATGCTCAGACTATTCCCTTTAAAGGAGTAGATGATGTAGTGGATATACACGCAAATACTTTATCAATACTAAACGATTTAACTGCGTATACACAACGAAGTGTAAGTGGGTTTGAAATTAACACCTTAACCAATTGTGTACCCTTTGAGGATAGTTTTAATAACGGACTCGCCGGGTGGGTGGTGACCTTCACATTAACTACTCACAACGACCGCGACCGTTGTCTTTTTTTTTTGATAAGCCCTGAGCAAGAAAATGAATATAAAATATCGGAATGTATAACTGGTGATGATTTTTTTGCTACGTTTAATCAAGATGTTAGTATTGGACAAGTACTTAGTACAATTAAAACACCAGGTTCATCGATTACATATCCTAATTTAGTTTGTTATAGTGTAGATGAAAGTGTTGATGTACCTGAAAGTGAGATTGATTATTCAAATCTTCCAGTCTTAGCATTACCAGTATTAAATTATGGAACGTGTGAACAATGTGAATTATGGATAAATCCAAAGGTGTGGCGTACTACACCAGCAACGTGGGGAAGTTCTCCATACGCAGATTTTAGAACCTGGTCAACAACTTAAATAAAAATAAAAATAAAAATATATGGGTAATTTATCTAATCTTTACATCTCTCAATCATACCAATCTCTAATTCACTTAGGTAATGATAGTTTTGTTTCATCTTCATTAGTAGGATTACAAGATGGTCTTGGAAATTCAATTGGTGTAGCAGTTAACTCTGCGGGAGATTTATCAATAAGTGGAAGTTTAACTTCATCTTTACAGCAAGGATATGTTTGGGTAGGGAATGCTAATGGTAGAACAACGACAGTACCAACTTCATCTTTTGGTGGTGGTGGAACAGGAAGTGCAACTTGGCCTGTTAGTGGAACACCTTCTGGAATCGTTTCTGGTAGTTCTCAAATAACTGCATTAGGATTTGTAAGTTCATCAGTAACAGGTAGTAGTTTAATAACCGGTAGTGTAGTAGGTAATGTTTTAACATTTACCAAAGGAGATGCATCTCAATTCAGTTTGACAGTAGCAACGGGTAGTGGTGGAGGTACTATTAACACAGGTAGTTTCGCTACAACTGGTTCAAATAATTTTAATGGTAATCAAACTATCACAGGTAGTTTAAGTGTATCAGGAAGTGAATATATCAATGGTGGTAATAAATTATACATACAAAGAGATACACAAGGTGCACAACAATTCTTACGTTTAGGTGCAACTGATAATACATTTAACTTCGCATTTATCGTAACTGGTAGTGATAGTAATCCTGGACAACAAGTTTGGGGTATTAACACCGCTGGTGGTGTATGGGGTAACTCATTCGATGCTGGAGTAGTGTTTAATAACTATGTAACTGCATCATTTGGATTAAGAGTACAAAATGGAGGTACATTTAGTGCACCATTACAACAAGGTAACGTATGGGTAGGAGATGCTAATGGTAGAAATATGATAGTACCTACCTCATCATTTGCAGGAGCAGTTCCGGTAGGAACAGCAACAACTGGTTCAAATACTTTTAATGGTAATCAAACTATTAACGGAGAAGTAAGAGCACAAGGAGCTACTCCTTACTTTACAGCAGCAGGAAATTCAGCAAATTCCGGAGCACAATTCCCAACACATGATGTTATTATTACTAATAACAATAATGAGTTTGGTGGATTTGGTATATACAAAGAAGGTAACTATCCAAATACAACTTATACTGGTTTAGTTGCAACTGCATACTCTCCACAATATGGTGGTACTACCGTCCCAATGATTATTGCAAATGGTAATAATCCAGGTGGTAATGATAGTGCAATAATATGGAAGAGTGATGGTACAGCAGAACATTGGAAGAAATCAGATTTCAAATATGGTATTAATGTAACTGGTAGTACTGAATTACAAGGTTTCACATCATCATTACAACAAGGTTATGTTTTTGTTGGAGGAGCCAATGGTAGAACAACGACAGTTGCTACATCTTCATTTAGTGGAGGTTCAACTGATATTACAGCATTGAATGCATTTACTGCATCACAAAATACTAAGAATAGTACTCTTGCTACTTATACAGGTTCTAATGATACTAAATGGAATACATTAGGTGGATTGACAGGTAGTTATGCAACGACTGGTTCAAACAGATTTAATGGTAACCAAATCATTACTGGTAGTTTAACACTAAGTTCTTCAGCAGCAATTGAATTAAATGTAATAGGTAATTCTTCATTTACAGGTAGTACAATCATTTCAGGCTCATTCAGTGCATTAGTACCAACAGCATCTAATGAATCACAAATTAATATAGTTGATTTACCTACATTTACTGCAGCAAACGGAACTACATATCCTTACGCTGGATTTTCTTTACAAGATTACGCATCATCTGGTATTGACCAAACATTCGCTATTGAATATGCAAATGCTAGTTTTGAAAAGTATTCAGCATTATTGGTTGGACCAAGCAGAACACAATTTATAGTAGGTAAGGGTAGTGGATTTGATTTTGATGTAATTGAATTATTAGATAACAACAATAATACATCTACTGCAAAAGTAAAAGCAGATACTGTCATATTACAAGGACCTACACAATTAACAGGTAGTTTAAACGTAAGTGGTAGTTTAACATCATCTTTACAACAAGGATATGTTTTAGTTGGTAATGCAAGTGGTAGAACTATAGCAGTTGCAACCTCATCTTTGGCTAGTACAACTGATTTAACGTCATTAAATGCATTTACTGCTTCACAAAATACTAAGAATAGTACTCTTGCTACTTATACAGGTTCTAATGATACTAAATGGAATACATTGGGTGGACAGACTGGTTCATACGTTACTTCAGCAATCACAGCGAGTTCCCTAGTCACCGCTTCTTTTAGTGGTAACACACTTACGTTCACTAAAGGAGATAGTTCCACATTCGGAGTTATAATCCCCGACGTGAGTGGTAGTACAATCAACACTGGCAGTTTAATGGTAACTGGTAGTGTAGTAGGTAATGTTTTAACATTTACCAAAGGAGATGCATCTCAATTTAGTTTGACAGTAGCAACTGGTAGTGGTGGAGGTGGAAGTGATTTAACTTCATTGAATGCATTTACTGCATCTCAAGAAGTTCTAAATGCTACCTTTGCAACAACAGGTTCTAATGCTTTTAGAGGTAATCAAACTATTAGTGGTAGTTTAACATTAAGTTCATCAGCTGCAATTGAATTAAATGTAATAGGTGGTTCTTCATTCACAGGTAGTTTAACGACATTTGGTAATGTAACTCTTACTAATGGAAATTTAGAATTGCTTGCAAGCAATTCTTATATTAAAGCAAATAATCTTACCGGTTCGTGGGGACAAACAAATGGTACTGCAGCTTTACAAATAAATGGTGGATTAGATGTAAATGGTAGTTTATATATTAGTGGTAGTTTAACATCATCTTTACAACAAGGATATGTTTTAGTTGGTAATGCAAGTGGTAGAACTATTTCAGTACCTACCTCATCATTTGTAGGAGCAGTTCCGGTAGGAACAGCAACTACTGGTTCAAATACCTTTAATGGTAATCAAACAATTACCGGTAGTAGTAGACCAGTTGGTGTAACTATACAAGAAAGTGGTGTAAGTGGAGGAGATGGTATTGGTAGATATTTTATTGGTACTAATAGTAATGGTACTGGTACCTTAGTAATTTCATCATCATTAAATGATAGATACTTAGAATTTAATCAGGATAATGGTTGGATAGAAGTATATGCTGGCCAAACTAACTTTAATAATAACGTTAAATTATTAAGTAGAACTGATATTAGAAATACTTTTGTTGAACCAAACTATCAATTATATTTACCAACGGGTTCTAACCAACAAGCAGGAACTGCAGTATTAGATGGTGGTAACCCTGGCACTGTGACAGTAAGTAACTCATTGGTAACTGCTAACTCAATTATTATGTTGACTAAACAAACTCTAACTAACTCACATATGGTTGCAGTTAGTTCAAAAGGTAGTGGAACATTCACAATTACCTCAAACGGAAATGGTGATGCAGACACGGTTGGTTGGGTTATTATTAACAACTCATAGAAAATACCTATATGGCTAATTTAGATAAAGTAGTTAAGAAAACCCCAACGTTAGACCAAGTAGCAAATACTATTAGGAAGAAAGCTGTTGCATTAGCTCCAAAGAAAACTGGTAACCTTAAAAGTAAATTAGAAACATATAATAGACCTTCGGGGATGGTGAAACAAAAGTTGAGTGGTAAGAAGATGATATCTCTTTCATTTACTCTTGATGTTTCACCTCCTGGAGCAGAATATGGTAAGTTTTGGAATGACCCGAATGTATCTGATTCAGTTCGTAAGGGTAAAACTCCTAACGTTCCTAAGAGTATCAACTTTGCTGATAAGGCAATGGAAGACCCCGAAGTCAAAAGAATGATTGATAAAGTCATTTCAGATTTGACAAATGATATCGTTGGATACTTCAAATCAGAAGTGAAGAAGTTATAGCCTTCCACCATTTTTTGAAAATATGTGGTTATTATAGATATAATACTAGAATAATAACATATGTCATTATCAATAACACAAAATCCAGCATTAGTTTCCCTTGCACAATCTCCAATAATTTTCACAGTCGCTGAGAGTGTTGGTGTTTATGAATCATCTTCATTTCAATATGTAGGTGAATTATACTATTGGACTGGGTCTTTAACAAATTCAGGTTCAGATGCTAATTACACAATTTCAAAATATCCTAACTCACAATACGTTGGTATTTTTGATTTAAATAGAATTATTAATTCAACTCTAACTCCTCTTGCACAAGCAAATAGTTCATCAGTAGTTTATTACGCAGTAGATTTCTATTGGCAATATCAAAATACATCTTCTTTATTTGTAACTGGCTCTCATACTCGTAGTGCAACTTATAAAGCATTAGATGGATATGGTATCTTTCAAGAACCAATAGGACAACAAGTTTATTCTAAAACACCACATTGGCCAATAATGACTGATGGGCCAGTATCACAATCTGCCTTTACTACAAATTATGGTGGTTTAGGTGTGTATGTTGGTGATGCAGGAACTACTACTCCAACAAAGATAGTTTACACTTCAGCATTACAAACAGCTGATTATCCAGTAAGTGGAACAACATCTTCTAACGCACAGATAGTTAGATTCCCCATAGGACCTGCAGAAAGCGGGTTTCCTTTAAGTGGAAGTATTGAATCATACAAAGTACAGGCATACAATAGTTCAAATCCTCTAGGAACTCCTATTACGTTTGATGTAGTGTGTACTCAAAAGTATCCTAACATCAGAATTAAGTGGAAGAATAGATACGGACAATTTGATTATATGAACTTTAATATGGTTAATCGTCAATCTTTCTCAACTGAAAGAAAAAGTTATCAACCGCAGTTAGGTAGTTGGGAAGGTTCAACTTTATCATATCAAAATTATGATTCTGCTAATCTTGCATATATTGTAGATTCTAAACAAGGAATTGTAGTAAATAGTAATTGGTTACCTGAAACTTACAATGAAATCCTAAAACAATTATTAGTAAGTGATGAAATTTATTGGGTACAAAACGAATCAACCGATTCAGTAATGCCAATTACAATCACTACACAAAATATAGTATTTAAAACAGGAGTTGTAGATAAGTTAATTCAATATCAATTTGAATTCAATTTAGGTCAACCATATAAACTAATCATGTAATGGGTATAATTAGTACACAAGGTTTTACTTTCCGATTAATGGCAAGTGGAAGTCAAGGATATCAACAATTAGATATCTTTGACGATGAAGATATAACCATATCTAATAACATCACAGGTCTATTTGATATTGGTGTTCTTCCATCTGATTTTACAAGAGATATAACTCTACCCGGTTCAAAAGTAAATAATGCATTTTTCGAACATGTATATGATATATCAATTGATAATCCGTTTCTATTTGCAACCAATCAAAAGGTAGCAGCATACTTTGATTTTGATTCGGTATATCTTTCAAGTGGTTACCTACAATTAAATTCAGTAAATGTTAAAGCAAATAAGTTTATTGAATCATACAATGTAACTATCTATGGTTCACTTTCATCATTTGGTAGAGATATTAGTAGAAACTTTTTAACTGATTTAAGTACTCTTTCCCAATATAATCATACAGCATCTTATAATAATATTACATCAAGTTGGGATGGTAATCTATTTGGTGGGGATATAGTATATCCTCTTGCTGAATATGGAGGTGGATATCGATTCACTTCTGGACAATATGAATTATTTGGTATGGATGATATCAATGGTGCACTATCAGTACAAAACTTTAAACCAGCAATTAGGATAAAGCCAGTATTAGATGCAATCTTTAATGAAGCAGGATATACCTATACCTCTTCATTTATGAATGAGCCGTTCATAAATGATATCTATATGGTATGTAATAACGCATTGAAATATCCTAAATTTTCAGATGTTGATTTAGAAACTTATGGTAAAATTAAAATAGGTGCAATATCAGGTAGTGGAATGACAGATGTTGTTCTACCATCAGGTAGTAATGTTACCCTACCCTGGTATAATGCTCTTTCAGACCCACAAGGGTTTTATAATAATGGTGCATATACCATTGAAAAGAAAAGTAATATAACTGGTATCTTAAACTTAAATATAAATGTAAGTTGTTCGGTAAATAATATGCCAGGAACTTTATCTGCAAATGGAACGTGGCAAACAAGATTATTAGAAACTGGTAGTTCAACACCTGTTGCAACACAAGCAATACAATCTTTTATATTTTTCTTTGACCAATTACAACAATCACGCACAGGTGGTATCAATCAAAACTATGAATTGAGTACGGAAATTATTTATCCAGATGTACCGGCCGGAACTTATTATTTCCAAATCCGACAATCACCGAATTCGGCAACAGGTAGTTTACCCGTTGTAACAATGGACCCACAATCAACAACTAAATCATTTTTAGAAATTAAAGAAGTAAATCAAGCTGCAGATGGTAGGGTAATAGATATACCTTCTAACATGCCGTTTGGAACTACCGGTATTAAACAAATTGATTTTGTATTAGGATTACAAAAGAAATTCAATTTAATAATTTATCCATCTAAAATAAAACCCAATGAGTTTTTAATAGAAACCTTTAATAC